GCGCCTGGCGGCATCGTCAATAAGCGTTTCTTGGCACCATGTATATGTTGCGTTCCAGTGCCACGCCTGGTTATGCTTGCGCCGCCTCGCAGTGTTATTCAAATACTGTGAACCGCTTTGGTAGTCTTCGCTTTCGGGTTCTGGTGCGCCAATGAAAAACGGTCCGTCTTGGTCAACTCCGTTCATGACGTATCTGTCCCACTCGTTGGGCAACAGACCGCCGTCATAAACTTCACTTGAACCACCCAGCCTATTGGCTGGCCCTCCAGTTAGCACCCGGCACAGGTAGTTTTGCCCGTCTATAGTCTGTGTTTTGCCAAAGACAAAGCCACTGTTGTCAATGTGATTCCAGCTAAGATTTGCGACTAGCCCTCTGTCGGAAATCAGTATCAAGCTGGGTTTACCGTTGATTAGGTCGTAAAACATGTGCCACTGCAATACGTTTTCTGGGTTGCTGGAGGTATCGGTAATTGAGTAGCCGTCAAGATTTGTGCCTGGTCTGTGCGGTATATCCCCTGCGGCGGTCACAGATACACTTGCACCTGCTTCTTCAGTGACTAGCGTCTCCGAGACGGTCAAGGTTGTGCTTGTCCTGTTGATTAGTGTGTACGTGCCATCATTGCTATTACTACCACTAACAGTGATTTGGTCGCCAACCCTAAGTATTTCTACGTCCCACAATACGTCTGTGATGGAGATTTGGTTGCCCTCGAAACTTACAGTTGTTCTCGTGGTTGCGTCATTTCGGAAAACAGGGAAAGACACGTCTCTGCGCCATGGTCTAAGCGGTCTCGGCAGTTCTGCGCCGTTGTAGGTTAGAGTACCAATCTTGACTAAACCGCCGTATAGCGGAGCGGTAGCCATAGCAATTTCCCGCAATCTTGACCTGCTTTCTTCCGCTATACTTCCGTTAAGCTGAACTGGCCACGGGTTGCCACTGCTGATCGGATTCCCGTCAGCCCCCAAAATTACGCTATACACGCCGCCGTCCTGCCCCCGGACGCGTTCAAAAGTGCCATCGGCCTTCTGATACTGTGGCACCGGGCAAGCTAGTTGCCCCGACGGTGGGTCGCCCTCGCGAATCAGTCTATCAGTCATGTTCATCACGTCTCCTGTTCGTGAACTAATACCACCTGGGCCTATACACGATCTCAATAGCTGCGGTCGTCGTAATCTCATTTTCACCCGGTCGCAGCTCAAAACCGTCTGCAAACCAGCTCTCATCTACGGCATCGAGCCTGTTCGCACCACCGACTGTGCAGGTGTAATGCGCGCAGTCCAGCTCGATGATGCCTGCCACACTCAGACCTGTGATGACGATGCTCTGCCCTGTTGTTGCGTTTGCCACGGCCAGGCCCGACACGCTACCGACGGTCCGGATCACAGGAAACGCCGACGCACTCCCCTCGACTGTGACAGTCTGCGTGTCGGTGACTGTCACCGTGACCTCTGGCCCATACCAATAGGGGTCGAGGGCCACTAGCGGCACGTTCAACGCCAACTCCGCACCGTGGTCAATCCAGTCCTGCGGCGCACCCTGGGGATGGACTACCAGGAATCGGTCGTGTTCACTGCGCCGGTAGACCTGGAGTGGAGCACACATCAGGAACGCCATGAGCGAGTCGAACTCCTGCTCGATCTGCGCTCTGTCGGGGTAGTAGATGCGTCCTTCCAGGCTGAACCGCCTAGCGGCAAGCGTCGATCTGCCCGTCCTGATCTCTCCAGGTGCGCCAACAAGAGCCTGGCTCGGAACTACGATATCGAGCGGCACGCGTTTGAGTGCAATGGTCGGTGGTAGTATCTTCTCAGTTCCCAGAGCGTTCACCAGTTTGACCATCACGCACCCCTCCCTCTGCGGCCTCCGCCCAGCCTCTCGGCGAGTCTGCTCTCTATCGCATCCATCATCTCGTTACCCAACTCATAGCCGCCGGTGGCTGTCGAATGTATGACGATGGCACCGGCCTCGAATACGATGTTGCCTCCACCCGCACCCACAGCGGCAAATTGCATGGTGTTGAAGTTAGGCAGCCTGGCGTCGAGAATCGAGCGGATGTCCTGAATCGGAGCGACGATAGCATTCAGGTTCGCCAGCGGCGCCATGAGGTCGGTGAGGATGTCCCGTGTCGGGCCAGTGATCTCACTGACCTGGCGACCGCTGCCAGACGGCCTTGATGGAGCTGCCCCGCCTCCCGTGCCTCCTGATGGAGGTGTAGCCACGCCGCCAATACCGCCGAGTTTCTGTTGCAGCTCGTTTTGGACCGCCGCTAGTGCGATCAGGAGGCCTCCGATGACTATCCAGCCCAGCGGGTTCCACATGTTGGCGATGGCTTGGCTCACTAACTCCGCGATACCCATCGCAGCGACGGCTGCGGTTAGGATATGGTTGATCGCGGTGCGGACGAACTGGAGTAAAATCTCCTCCCAGCTGCCAGTCCCAGTTAGCCACATCTCACCCATGGCTACGGCCATCTTCTCGAACGCTTCACCGATGCTCTGAGCGGCTTTCATCCACTTGTCACGCAGCCGGTCGGCCTGATCCAATGCCCTCTCCGTCACAGTTGCCACTGTGTGAGCCGCGAACTCCACCTCGGGGATGCCCTGTATGATGCCCTCGGTCCATGCCTCGACGACTCGCCGGCCGCCCTCGTCGATGTCGGAGAGTGGGCCTTTTGGCGGCGGCGACTGGCCGACAAGATAATCGGCCATCCCCTGAGCGAGGGTCTCCGCCATCTCGCGGACATCGCCTTCGCTGTCATAACCGGCCTGAATCCACGAATCGACGGTGGCGGTCATACCGTCGTACATGGCCTGTATCTGTCGGTTGATCTCGTCGTTGAGGATATCGGTCCGCAGAGCCGACTGATCGGCGATGATGGCTGTCTGCTGTGCCTGTGCTTGCTCGATAGCGGCTGTCTGGCCCGTGATGGCACTGATGACACCCTTCACGTCGTCGGCAACCTTGGTACCGAGGTCGCCAAACGCGACCTTGGTACCCTCGAGGGCGACCTGAATTCGCTTGGAGTTCTCCTCCAGCGCTTGTTGCAGCTCAGCTACACGAGCCTCGGATGCATCGGCGCTCTCTGCGATGCTGTCCCTGAGCCCCTTGAACTTGTCACCCAGGCCGAACGGCAACTTCTCGAGAATGCCGAGCTTCTCGATCATCGCGTTGACGGCGTTCAGGACGACGGATTTCATCTCCTCGAACGCGATGGAGATGTATAGACCTAGCTGCGTAACGTTTGCCTTGAGCAGCTCCCATGTGGCGACCAGGGCCGCTTTTACCTCATCCCAGGCCCGATACACCTCGTACGCAACCGCCGCCAGACCGACGATCGCACCGATGGTCGCGAGCGCCGGTGCGGATATGCCGGCTATCGCGGGAATGAGTGTTTTCATCACGAATCCACCGAGAGTAGCTAGGAACGGGAGCAAGACACCGACTGCGGATGTAACCTTGCCGATTATGAGCGCTACCGGCCCGATGGCCGCCGCGAGAGCAGCCACGATGACTATCGTCCGCTGCGTCTCGGGATTGAGGCTGCCTAGCCAGTCAGCGAATTTCCCGATCTCCTTCACAACCGAGGTTATGGCCGGCAGGAGGATCTCGCCGAACGTGATTGCCACGTCAGTGAGCGAGTTTTTCATCATCTGGAGCTGGGACTCAGTCGTCGCATACCGCTGCTCTGCCTCTTTGGTTAGTGCTATGTTTTCGTTCCAGGCCTCCGTGCCTATGACGACGGCGTTCGCAAACACCTCTTGCGCACCGGCGGCTCGGAGCAGCGAGTCGCGGAGCCGAATCTCGGTGATGCCCATCTCCTCCAGGACGGCTATCGCCGAGACGCCGCGCTCCTCCGCCGTGGCGAGACCTTCGATGAACGAGCCAATGGTGGCTACGGCGTCCTCCTTGAACGCCTCGCTGAACTCCTCTGCGCTCTGCCCAGTGACCGCAGCGAACTGCTCGAGGTCGCGGGCTGCGGTCACGTAGTCCTTGAGCTCAGTGCCGGTTAGGCCGATCGAGGCGGCCACTTCCTTGAAGGCTTTGGCGTCCTCGTTGGACAGAATCTCGAGGTCACGCAGGCTCCTGCCGGTCTGAGCAATAATCTCATTCGCTCTGGGGCCGATCTCAGACGCGAGCTGCATCTGCATCATGAGCTTACTGAACGCCGAACCGCCGGCCTCGGCCCTGATTCCTACCGAGCTGAGTGCACCAGACAGGGCCATGATCTCGGCCTCTGCCAGTCCGACCTGAGCACCGGCACCAGCGAGCCTCAGACCCATCTCGACTATCTCAGCTTCGGTGGTGGCAAGGTTGTTGCCGAGAGCCACGACGGTCGCACCCAGACGGTCAAACTGGTCCTGTGGCATCTGCACGATGTTGGCGAACCGTGCCAGGTTGGTCGCGGCTTCCTCGGCTGTCAGGTTGGTGGCAACGCCGAGGTCGGTCATTGTGCGAGTGAAGCTCAGAATATGAGGAACAGCTATGCCAAGCTGACCAGCAGCTTCAGCGACGCCGGCGATCTCGGTGGCCGCTGCAGGGATTTCCTTCGCCATGTCACGGATGCCCTGCTCGAGAGTGGCGAACTCTTCTTCGGACGCGTCGACGGTTTTCCTCACGCCGGCAAATGCCGACTCGAAATCAATGGCACTCTTCCCAGCCGCAAAACCCAGTGCCGTGAGCGGAGCGGTCACGTTCATGGACCACTTCTTACCCACGTCGGTCAATTTCTTCCCGAGACCCTCGAGCTTCTGGCCTATTTCCGCACTCTTGGCTGCGAACTCGCTGTTTTGCAGATTGACCTGTTTGAGTTGCCCCTCGTACGACCTGAGCTGGTCCTCGGTCTTGACGAGCTCGCGCTGAAACGCCCGATACTGTTCCTGGGATATTTCACCCTTTCGGAACTGCTCATTCACCTGTTCCTGGGCGATTTTAAGGGTGTCGAGTTTCTTTCGGGTGTTCTCAACCTGGTCAGCAAGCAGCTGCTGCTTCTGCGCCAAAAGCTCGGTATCGTGCGGGTTGAATTTGAGGAGCTTCTCGACTTGGCGCAGCTCGCTCTGGATGTCACGAGCGAGCTTGTTGATGTCGGACAGGGCTGTCGCCAGCCCTGTCGTATCCGATCCAATCTGTATGGTGATGCCCTTGATCGTGGCAGCCACAGCCGTCACCTGCCTCTATCGCAGGCAGGCATGGCTCGCTACTTACTGTGCGGCTCGCTCTGTCCTTCCACTTTCACTTCCACAATCCGTTTGCACCTGGGACACTTGATCTCGATCTCAGCCGTCCCCCGGGCCATGAACAATAGCCAGTTGCAGTGAGGGCACCGTGCCTCTTTCATTTCGGCACCCCCTCAATTCAGCAATGCGTCTATATCCGCCTGTGTGGCGGTGCGGGTAGCGCCCTCGCCATCGCAGTAGATCTCGGTGAACTCGAGGAAGTCCCTCACCCTGAACAGGTTGAGCTCAAACAAGGATAAACCCATCTTCTTTGCATTACTGAGAAGCAACAGGTCCGTTCGTTCTACCGGTTCACTTCTTCTTGGACTTCGTTGCTGGTGGGCTTGCAGCTCTGGCGGAACGAAAAAAGCCATCAATGGCCTCATCCGCCACCGCTAGAAGCCACTCACCGTCGCCGAAGTCGATGCCCTCCAGCTCCGACAGCCACTGCTCAAAGCTCGGGAAGCTCTTCTCCGGTTTGGCCGCTCGATTCATCGCATACGCGATCTGGAGCAGTAGGACCGAGTCGAGACCGCTAAGGTCGCCTTCTGCGAGACCTTGCAGCGACCGCAGCCCTACGAGGTCGGCAATTAGATCCTTGTTGAACGCCTGTCGGTAAAACAAGAGGGCCAGCGGACTGGCCCTCAGCTCGAGTTCCTTGTTACCCAGCCTAACTTTTCTCATGTCACTCACCTCCGGCTGGCAGGGTTACCGCGTCGAAGAACGCGTCGTACGCCGCCTGATTGGTCTCGCTCAGCTCGATGACGGCCTTGACGACCCGTTTGCCGCCAACTTCCAGCGGCAGTATCGTCAAGCTCAGTTTCTCGGTCGTCGGAGTGATAGAGTCAGTCGTGGTGGCGCTAGCCTGGGCCGGCCTACTCGCCGCGCAGCGGTAGTAGACGAAACGGCGGTTCTTCGCGTCGCCCTGAACCTGTGCCATCAACGCAAACTCCTTCGGCACGGCCTCCGCGTCCTCGATCAGCATCCCATTGCTGTCAATCTCCCAGCCCAGCATCTCCGCCAGAACCTCATCCGGTACCAACGCCATCTCAAGCTCGGCAGTGTAGCCGTTGTTCGTCCGGCGCACATAGTACTTCGTGTTATCCGCGTAAAACGTACTCTCACCGCCATCGGGATTCGCGGAGAAGTTGACTGCGCCCGGAATCGCCACCGGCGTGTCCCAGGACGGTCTCCCGTCTACATCCTCACCGCGGAAGGCGATGTGGACCTGCTCCAAACCAAAACGAACTTTGTTCGCCATTTCAGTTTCCTCCTAGTAATCGAACTTGATAGATGATCTGGTAGAGTCCCTCGCTCTCGAGGTAGGTCTCGACCTTCTGATACGGTATTCTCAGCTCCCGGAGCTTGTCCTCGATCAGCTTCTCACTCGGTGGGTGCTTGATTGTGTGGTAGAGCTCTAGCTGGTAGTTGCCTACCTCAGCGTAATTCTGGTTATCGGCCTGGATGTCTGACCCGTAGCTGTGCAGCACGATGGTGTACGGCGGAGCCGGCGGTGTGGCAAAATGGTGGTAGGTGCAAGGGAATCCCAGGTCCTTCATTGCCTGGATCAAGCCCATGTAGGTCATACTGCACCACCCCGCTCGATGATCTGTTTAATCCGCTGCTCCATCGCAGGGATGTGACGATCAACAGCTGGGCGGATATGGGGGCGCCCCTCCACTCTGCCGCCGCCCTTCTTTGCATGGCCATGCTCAAGGAGGTGAGCGAGCTGAGGCCGCTTGGTGTTGTGGATTATGTGGGTCACCTGGTGGCTCGACTTGCTCTTGCGCCGAGACCAGCCCTTGGCGTACTCGCCTGTGCGCTTGGGTGCGTTGGCTTTGATGTCCTCAAGGACGGCATTGGCCGTAGCCTCGACCTCCACCTCGATCGCCTGTACGACGTCATCGGTATAGTCGGCGATTGCCTGCGTGATCTCAGCCGCGAGCTGCTCGATAGTCACCGCTTTAGCCATTCACACCAGCCTCCAGACACCTGAGTTTCACCCACATGCCGTCATCCTTGAGATGGTCGATGTGCTTGATGTCGTACGCCCGGCCCTCGTAGACGACTCGGTACTCCGTCGTGTTCAGTTGCTCGACGAACGGTGCGTGCCGGATGACAAACCCGACTGTGTTTTGCTCGCCAACCGCTCGGGCGGCAAAATACTCCTGGCCCCACAGTTCACTGCGCTCGGCCCAGACGGTCTGCCAGTCGACCCAGCTCGTCGTTTGGTTGCCCCACTCGTCCTCACCCTCGGTGAGCTTCTGGATCGTAATCAGGCGCCGCAGGACCCGTCGCAGATCGCGCATCTTGTCCTGCCTATCCTGTTGTCTCCTCCACTCCAAGTTCGCTCACCCCCACCTGCAGCTGCAACCGCAGTAAGTCCCGAGCGAAGTTGCTCTCGAAATACTCGCTGGCGTTATTGTAACTATAGCGGCAGTAGTCCAGGAGCAACGATCGAGGAGGCCCAGCAGCGTCGAAGTCGAGCTCAGCGCCAGCCAGGTCGTTGAGGTATGCCTTACCGCGCTCGATTATTGCCTGCAGCAAGGCGTCCTCGTCGTCCCAGGTGATTTTGAGATAATCCTTAACGGCGTTGAGCATGGACTCACCTCGCTTCCTCGTCCCCCGCCAGCTCCACCAGCCTGCCATACCCAGCAGAGTTGATCTCTTCCATCCGCTTGAGCGAGATAGCGAGCAAGTCCCCCGCTTTGTGGAGGGACTTGCTGTACTTGTTCCTAAACGTGCGGATTACCCGCACCTTCACCTTGCCAGGCATTGGATCAGCCCCTTATGCCTCTGGAGTCTCTTCAACAAGCTTCACCTTCGGCAACAAGGGCTCCAACTGGGAGATATCCAGCACGAGGAAGGACGTGTTGTCCTTCGGCTGGCCGGTACCATAGAGCTTGGTCAAGTAAACCCGCTCGTCCTCGAGGAACCGGTACTCGTCGGAGTATTCCACTCGGCCGCCCTTGCTGGTGCCCAGCCCGGCGAAGTAACGCTTGCCGATGCCCAAGACGGCCTTCCCCTCCGCCACGTACGCCGACTGCACCACCCGAGTCGGGAACGGGAACACGTTGTTGCGATAGGTTCCGTCAGGCAACAGGTACGTGGTCGCCGGCATGACCTTTTGGAAGTAGTCGACCGGGTTGACCGCAAGCAACACCTCGGTCACCTTGCGGTTCAAGCCGTTTCGATTTTTGCTCAGCGACGCGATCAACTCACCATAGGTTGCTGGGTCAAACGACGTCACCGGCATAGCCGTCTTTTCCGGATACCCAACACCGGGCGTGATGGCCCCGTCGAGGTCGCGGATCATTCCGATCGGCTCCTTGGCCTCGGCGCCGGCGCCGTTGATGACACCGTACTCCAATCCGTTGGCAATCGCTTCGGACAAGATCAGACGGATATAGCGATCGAGCCATACAGGGCCAAGGTCCAGCATCGCCTTAGCGATCGGGATGAACGCCGAGAGCTTCAGCTGCGTCAAGCTGACCTTGACAAAGCCCGCGGTCAGTTCCTTAACGATCTCGTCCGTCAAGTCACCCCACTGTGCCAAATGGCGCCCCTCTTGCGTCGAGAAGATCATCTCGATGAGAGCCGCCGTGGGCACAAAGTCGATGGCACTCAGCAGCGGGTGCTCCTCCTGGATGTCCTCGAACACTGCGTCAATGACGGTAGTAGGTAGCACCACGTCGAAGTCCGCCAGTGCCTGCTTGGGATTGCTCGACTTCATGGCTTCGATCAGACCTTGATAGTACTTGTTCTCCTCGCTGGTCAGGACGCGAACACCACGACCCGCCAGAATCTGATTGTCAGTCGCCTGCACGAGGCCCCGGGCCTCAGCAATTACGGCTTCCTGCAAGGCGTTCGTGTACTCGACAAATGCCGACGCAAAAGCCGCTTCGTCGCCACTCTTCACTGCCTCCTGGATCTTGGCCGTCCATTCGGCCTTCTGTTGCTTCAAAAGGTCCAGATTCTTCAATTCATTCATCTCCTTCTAGTCTAGCGGCCAAAGCCGCCATGAAATTAAACAAGCCCTTGCTCTGCGGCTCGGGCTCGGGTTCCGGCTCGGGTTTCTCCTGCGCCATCAACTCCTTCAACCGAGCAGCCAATGCGTCAACATCCAGCGAGCTGCGCTGAGACTGCCGACTCAAGATCGCGTCTCGTATCTGCTGACGCTGACGCAGGCTTGCCGCAGCCTTGTCCGTGGTGGCCGGGTTCACCACAGCCGTCGCAAACCCCATCTCAAGCGCATCCGCAGCGGAGATCCATGTCTCAGCGTCCATCATCTCCCTGAGCTTGTCCTCTGAGATGTTGACGTGGTTGAGGTATGCCTGGATAGTGGCTGCATTAATCACCTCGAGATCATCGGCATTCTTGCGGAGATCATTCTGGTCGCCCACGGCGAGCATCCACGCGTTGTGAATCATCAGGAGCGAGGCGTTAGACATGACCCGCTCGTCTCCAGCCATGAACACCACGCTGGCAGCGGAGCAAGCAAAGCCGTCGCAGTATGTCCTGACTTTAGCCTTGTGCCGCCTTAGCGCGTTGTAGATGGCCAATCCTTCGGCCACCTCGCCGCCGTAGCTGTTGATGTGGACGCTGATGGTGTCTGTCTCTAACCCCTGAATCTCCTGGGCTAGGTTGTAGCTGCTGACGTCGTTTTCGAGCACTGGCCAGCTCGTGATGTCACCGTAGATGTAGATGTCAGCTCGTTTCTCGTCCTGGTTGACCACCAAGGAGTAGTACCGCTTTTTGTCCATCTATTCACCTCCTCCCGCCACCACCTCGTCAATGGGCTGGTAGTTCTTGGTCACGAATCGCTGTTGCCCAATTTCCCCGCCAATCGGCTCCATACCGAGATGGACTAGGCAGTCATCGACGGTGTAGGCACCGATGCGGAAGAGGATGTCGAGGGCACCAGCAACATCCTTGATGTCAACAGCCCTGATATGCGTCGTGTCGAGTTTGACGTACGTGCGCTGCAAGTAGTTCTCTTTGCCATACATCTTGCGGTTGATCTCGTCGCAAATCAGCTTGGCCAGTGGGTTGATACAGGTAGTTAGGAACACCTTAAACGCGTCATCCGTCTGCGCTACGTCGCCCTTGAGCAGCTTGGGCGGGATCTGGAAGGCGATCGCGACCATGTCGAATACGTCGTCGATGAAGGCCCTGATGTCCCGGCCCTCCATGCTGCCCTTTGTGGTGGCTGCGCCGTGCTCGATCTCGCTGTAGGTGATGCCGTTTGTCAGTGGTATGACTGCGTCGGACTCAGCCTCGAAGAACGTCTTGAACCGCTTCTCCAGCAGTTCCCGCAGCTCCGTTTGCGCCTTTTCTGTCTGCGGGTAGTTAGTCGGGATCGTGAGCGATCCTTTACGCGACGCATTTCTCTTGTAGTGCTTTTGGGCGGCGGCGATCAGCTTCCCATACGAGAGATAGAGACCGTCGATGGTGTCCCGAATCCTCTCATTGTGCAACTCAAGATGGAGCACTTCAGACTCGCGATGCTTCGTCGTCAAATTCAAATCGCCAATCCGGATGTCCGTGTATAGGTTCTCGATGAACGTCCCAGACACAACGTTGTACGAGTCAGCAAGGTAGAGATGCTCTCCTTGCATGATAACCAGACACTCGTTGTCGTGGACCAGTCGGTAAACCACGTCACGCCAGAACTTGCTTGCACTCCTGTTGGGGTTCGGCTCGACGTTGAAGAGGTAGTAGTTGTCTCCCCGATGCTCCTGGCCCTTGGCGTAGGTGCGAAACTCCGCCCTGGCGACGGTATTGGCTATCAGGTTGATGCAGGCCTGGATCGCCAGGTTCCGGAAATAGACCTCGGTGGCGAGCGCAGCCACATGAGTGCTGAGGTCGAGGCGTCCATCTCTATCGAACCAGCTCAAAAAGGTTTGCCATAGCCCCAAGGGCTCACCCCCTCTCGGTCAGTACGTGTAGACTGGCAGTGACATCACATCGCCGTCTGTCTCCTGCAGCTCTCCATCGTGCGTGAGCGCATGGATCAGGGCGAAGAAACCGTCAGTCTTTCTGGTATGAGGCTCAATCTTCTTGTAGGTCGTATTGCCCTTCGGATCTAGTTCCTGGTAGGTGTTGCCGACATACCAGCGCATGACCGGGTTATCACCGAACACGAATCGCTCCTCGGCGAAGCCCGACTCAATGATCGGCGCCACCCGGGCATGCGTGACAGGACCGCTAGGCACGTCTTTCAACGGTAGCCCCGCCTTCTGAAACTCATCACGCAGGAACTCCACCCGGTACCGGTCACTCAAGATGTTGATGATGTTGTACCGCTTGCCTTGCTCCACAATCCACTGCGCCACGTCCGCTGCCGTGATGCTGTCTCGATGGACAATCGTAAGCAGCCCCTGTTCGGCCCACTCTCGTATCGGGGCCTTGATTCTGCGCGACTCGATCTTCAGTGCTTTGTGGCAGACGAAAGAGTGTTCCAGCCAGTAGCGTTTGCCTCGATACTTGAACAGCAGCCCGCAACTGGCGAAGTCGGTGACCTGCGCGTAGTCGATTGCCCCGATGCAGGGCATCCCCTCCAGCTCGTCGTAGGGGATCGGCTGATTGGTCGCCAGCACCTGTTCCCACGGTGCGACGACGGTGTACGCATCTTCCCGGGGCAGGTTCATCCTCTTGGTAAGGACGTCAATCGCCTTGTGCGGCTGGTGCTGCGCCTTTACAACATCCGCCTCGATCGCTTTGCGGAGCTCCGGGAAATACGGCAGCGACGGATTCGCTTTGACCCACATCCGCGGGTCCTTGAGTTCTTCCTCGTCATCGAGCTTGTAGATCAGTGGGAGCAGCCCGAGGTCTGTAATCTCGCCTGACAGCACCTTTTCGGCGAGTTCTTTGAGCTCGTCTAGGACACCGCCCCGCACGTAGCCGTCGGTTGTGATGTAGAACGTCCTTGAGTGCTTGCGCTTACCGAACCCGCTCTGGAACACCTTGATCGTGTCCCAGGTCTCATACTCATGGATCTCATCGAACACCAGGCAGGCTGACCGCTTGCCGTCCTTGGTCCGGGCGTTCGAGGTGTTAAACCTGATGTAGCTCTTGGTGCGGAGGTTCAGGATCAACTCTTTTGACCAGTAGAAGAACTTGCGGAGCTTCGATTTGTGCCGCTCAAGTACCTCGTGGTTATCGTTGAAGCTCGTCTTGGCCTGCTCTTCGTTGTTTGCGATGATGTCGATGTTGTAGCCCCTGATGCCGTGGTAGTGGGTGCTCAGGTAGAATACCAGCGCCGAGATGAACCCGTTCTTGCCGTTGCCTCGGCCCATCACAGTGAGGTACTCGTCAAACACCACGGTGTCGGTTGGCCGATGATAGGCATGGACCAGGGCCAAAATGAAAAGTTCCCAGTCCAGGAGCTTGAACTCATGATACTTCTCTATGACCCCGACGGCTTTGGCGATCCGCTCGCCGTCGATGTAGACACCGGGCTGGCTCAACTTGCGCTCAACGAGGTCGCAGGCCAACTTAATCTCCCGGCTTGCTGGGATTGCGCCTGACCGGATGTCGTCGATATACCGGTCGATGTACGGATGATAGTCCCTCCTGCGCATTTACATGGTCACCACCTCCGACATCGCCAGGTCTAGTCACATTTCATCGTCATCAGACAGGTCATCCAAGCTGATGTCTCCCAGCTTAGTGATGATTTTCATGAGTGTGCTGGCAGTCCTATTGGCGCTGTCGGCGGTTTTGTTGTACGCGTTGATCGCCGGGTGGCTATACAGGTTTTGCCGCCCCTTGACATACTCCTTAGTAATGAGCAGGCCGCTTTCGTTTAGCTCTTTTTCGAGATCAGACAGTATTTTGAGCTGAACTTGGTAGCGCTTGAACGTAGTCAAAAACAAGAAATTCTGCTCGACACCAATCTTTTGTGCCGCTTCAACGATCTTCTGCGCTTGTCTATTCAGATCGACTATCACCCGAGCTGTCGCCACAGATGGCCCTCCTTGCTATTGACTCGGCCAACTTCTTGGCCGCCGCCTTGTAGGGATAGTTGACCCGGTCATTTGGGCCCCAATTGCCGCCCTCGCGGAGTTGTTTCTCCGTCAGGCCCATTGCAGCAATGGCTTTGGCGAGCCGCGCCTTTGGCTGCTGCGGTGACATCAGTTTGACACGGTTGCTCCAACCAATGCCGCCAAAAAACCACTCCTTAAACGTCAAGAAGTTCTCCCAGTAGTCATCTCGAAGCGGCATGATTGCCAGCGGCGTCGCCGGATCCGGGCACCATGCGGTAAAGCTGAGTGCCAGGACGCCTTTTGGTGTTATCTCCTTCCATCTCGTCACCGCGGCCTTGAGCTCTTCCCAATCGTCCGCCGTCTCCCCTGGCAGACCAGCGATCAAGAACCAGCGGACACTCCTACCATTGGCATTGAGCCATGCGGTGCACTTTACTAGATCATCATGACTGATCGGTTTGTTGACCAGGTTCCTAAGTCGCTCAGACACACCCTCGATACCCAGTCTGACCTGTCTGGCTGGCGGCAGGCCATACTCTCTGAGATACTTTACCGAGTAGCTGCCGTGCTCCGCTGGTGGCAGTCGCTTAAAGAACGAGTGCTGTGCAAGATCGTTGCTCAGATAGTTGACCTTTTGTCCAGCGGCTCGCAGCCGTCTGATCTGCGTTAACAGTCTTTCCGGGTCCGGATTTTCTGCGTAGGTATGTGCCCAGCCAGTCTGGCAAAACGCACATTTGTTCTTGCAGCCTCGCCCGCACCATACCCGCACCGCTCCATCCTCGGCCATAATGGGAGGGCAGTCCCACGGAAACCCCTGATCGATCTCCACTGGTCTCGTCTCCCCGTGCACCCATGCATTTGGCAGCGCTCTTGCCGCCTCCAACCCCTCATGGATCAGGATCCGCATAAATATCTGCCCGTCGCCCACGCATACAACGTCGCCGTGGAGCCCGAGAGAGTATGGGCTTGTGCTTCCCGCGCCTCCGACGACGATCGCCTTGTGCGGGTACTTGGTCTTGATTCGCCTGACATAGTCGCAGTCGATAGGCGACGTGCAGGTAATCAGTATAGCATCAGCCTCGGCCGGCGGGTATTCTCGAGTTCCGTTCCTGCGCAACTCCCAGGCCAGATACTCGGCAGCCATGCCTCTCCCGGCCTGTTTGTGGACCGGAAAACACGCATCAAGAATAGCGAAGCGCATTGCGTATTACCTCCGAGACCCACTCCGATACGTTTGCGTCTGGTGCGCGGTTTAAAAAATCCTCATATACGCTCCGGTCCACCTTGCAGGCAATGGCACCAAAGCTGAAGAGCACACCATCATCGCCCTCGTCGCCCATGCGTTCCCAAGGGGAGGCACCGGCTCTGTCAGCATCCTCTTCGTGGTCGATGAAGAGGTCATCAAAACCAAACGGTGACATGTCAAAGTCGAGAGTCTCTAATTCCTCCAGCTCTAGCGTCAGCAACTCATAATCCCACGTTGAGAGCTCGGCGGTCTTATTGTCTGCCAGCCGAAATGCTTTGATCTGCGCTTCGGTCAGATCATCAGCAACGATGCACGGGACCTTGGTCATACCTAGTTGTTTGGCGGCCTTGAGTCGGGTATGGCCTGCAATTATCCCGCCTTTGCCGTCGATGATAATCGGCACGCGAAAGCCGAACTCCTTGATGCTCGCGGCCACGGCATCAACAGCAGCATCGTTATGCCTTGGGTTGCGCTCATATGGTGTCAGCTCGCTGATGTCCTTATAGACGATCTTGAGGACCGCCATGCCCAACCCCTCCAAAAAACCTCATGGTTGTGCGATTCCCCGTTTTGGATGGCCCGCCCCGCCGGTCCCCCGTCGCCCGCGGAAACTCGTTTTCTCGACCGGGGGTCTACCAGCGCTACCAGCGCTCGGGAAAGATTCTCGTCTTCGCGTTCTCACTCGGTTCGATGAACTTCTCGGGATGCTCACGGTTGTGGCAGTCAGCGCACAGACTCTCCAGGTTGTCGTTGTCGAGTGCGAGGTCGGGTCGCTGGCCGAGGTGCTTGACGTGGTGCACTGTGTTCGCCGGAGCGAATCGTCCTTCCCGCTTGCACCGCTGGCACTCGTGGTTGTCTCGCTCGAGGATCTCTCGCCGCTTGCGCTCCCACTCGCCGGAGTGGTAGAACCTGTCTCGCTCGACGAGCTTCCTGATCCTCACCAGCAGCCGCTCATCCATGCCTGACCTCTCACTCGCCCGCCAACCCTGCGGTAAGCATCGTGCCGCTCGACCATCGCCTTTGTGGTGTCGAACCTCTCAGCCTCGATCTCTCGCTCTCGCTTGTCCACCAACTGGCTGAACGACTCGAACTCACGACTGCAACACAAGCACTTAGCTCCGCTGTCGGCCTGGCCTGACCACGCCAGCGTTCGCTGCTCGCAGTAGGGACACGGGAATAGCGTCACTGCAATCGGCTTGCCCAGTATCCGACGTGCTCTCGTCCACAGCTCGTGGTCAATCCCTCTCATCGGCCATCACCTCACAGCCTCCACCTCGGTACAACGAAGCAGGACGAGCTGTTCTGCCCGCCCTGCGCTGGAGTGAGACTGTGTGCGACTATGCCTGAGGGAGACACCTCTACTCTGTTGTCAAGTATACGGGCTTGGCGGCCACGATTTCAAGCCCCCAAGCGGCCAAAAAGCGGCCAAAAAGCGGCCAACTTTTCGGCTCCTAGCCCAGCTAAAGCGGCAGATACGCGTTTTCGGACAATATGCACTCTGCGGCGCACCGTTCTCTCGGAATAGTGGAGGAGCGAGGCGATCCGTTTGTGCGTCGCCCCGTCGTCCCACTTGAGGGCTGCAACCTGTCGATACTCCCTCCGCAAGCCCCTCAACGCTCGATCGACGGTATCAAGGACATAGAGGATAGTCACTCGATCGACGACGACCCGTCCGACAGGATCGCCCGCTGCGCTGGAGACAGGCAGCGTCACTACGCTCGTCGATGTGCGGGGTTCCAGTGCCTCGACCTGCCTGCGCCACGCTCTGCGGTTGTAGAGGATCAGGTCTATCAATCGAGTGTTGTCAATCACACATACCCCTCCCCGTCAATTGACCCCCGTCTGTGATCGAAGTGCCGCCCTAACTCGCCTCCAGGCCTTTCGACGCAGCTCCCTGGCCTTCTCGGGCTTGCCCTGCTTATCCAACTCAGCGGCACGCTTGAGCAGGCCCTGCAGTGACTCTCGCCTCGACATCTCGACCCGCCTCCCACTCCCGATAGATCGTAAACCAGTCCTCCGCCCTCATAATGACCAGCCAGTCGCAGTGGTTCCGGCGATGTGCGACTATTGGGATCTTTCCGTCCTTCGCATCTCGCCGGGCCTGGTCGATGGCGTCGTAGAGGCTCAGGCGCTCGGTGCGCTTTACCTCACAGTGGATGCCTGGTAGGCCGACCACGTCCTCGCCTTCAATTCCTGAAAACTGCTGGCCTCGGCGAGCGTCGGAATAGCCTTGATCCCGGCAGAACGCTGCCCATTCCCTTTCGCCCCTTTTGCCCTTCTCACGACTCCGCTTACTCATGCGATCCCCCCAGCAGCTCGGGGTTGTCGTGAATGTTACCAATGACTTCAACCCTGGGGAATCGGTCACGAAGGACGATCCACAGGACATCTTCCGCCCAGCGAGTCGCATTGAACAGTCTCACTTGCCATTCGCCTGACCCATTCCTACACACTCGTCCGGTCCAATACGATGTGTCAGACTCCCAAGCCCGCAGTATGTCGTCCTCATAGATGTCGCAACTGTTTGTATCCTGAAACCCAGTCCACCGGCCGACGGTTTCTTGATCAACGAGCCACGCCGACGGTTTGCTGCCAATCAGCCAGGGGCTAGCAATATAGACTTGACCATCGCGATCAAGTAGATAACCGCCATAAGCCCATTTGTCGTTGTCAATCCGCTTGCCGCGGAATCTAATCCGCCTGCCACATAATATTTTCACTCTCGCACCTCCTCAGAACAGCGTCGCTCCTCCAGGTCCCTCTCCATCTGCCTGTCTGCGTCGCCCGCGACCACGCACAGGCTTAGGATCATCACCCCGAACGTCCCGCCCAGCACGAACGCTATTATCACCGCCGCCCAGAACACGGACCAACTCAGCATCAGGATCAACTCCTCTCTGTTTCAGCCAACTCTCGGTCGCCATTCTCCGCTTGCCCTGCTCATCCTCAAACTCGAAGAGTCTAAAAACCCCTGATATCGGGCCGCACTCGCGAATGATTTTCACGCCAACAGCTCCCCTCGTATGCACTCACAAGCCCGTCCCGCACCGCATCCATAGCTTGCTTCACAGCCTTGCCTCCCGCTCGCCCCTCGCGCCGCATCAGACCGAGGAGCCACACCAATGCCCGCATTTGGTCTGTCCAGGGACGCTCTGACATTACGGCCTCACCTTCTGGAACACCAGAATCCATTCCGCCGACACTCTCACATCGCTATTAGCCCCGAACCTGAGTCGAGGTGTCTCCACAGGTATCTTGTCGATCAACAACAACCCAATGCCCGTAATAGCCTTCACATGCCAATCAACGACCCGCACTACCTGCCCCTTGCGTATATGGTCAGACACGTTCACAATCATCAGTCCGTCCGGCCTCAACACCCGCTCGCACTCCATCCAAATACGTGTGTGCTTTTGTCGATACTCCTCTCCCCACTGCATCATGCCGGTATTGCCGGATGTGAGCAGGCGGCCAAGGGTGTGTCTGTAGGTGTTCCGCCTGCTTCCGTCACGGGCGTTGTGATGGTCTGCCATTCTGTTGCCATACGTCGGTGACGTGCAGATTGCACAAAACTGCCCGTCCAAGGCCCAGTCCATGTGTTCCGCATCCCCAATATGCACTTCGTCTACACCGGGAGGAGTAGGTGTGATCCACTCCGGCTCCAGCTCGTTACACACAACGTAACCCTTATACCCATGTTCCTTGATCTGTCCGATCTTCCCCGTGCCCGCCATTGGGTCAAGCACATTCGGGCAGTCTCGGAGGAGATCAACGAAGATTGGTATCAGTGTGTCCGTATATTTGGCTGGGTGTTTGACTGATGTCACCATTACCGCTCCCTCCGCTCCTTGGCCCTTGCCTCCGCAATCTCCCTCCGGTAGCTAGAGGCCCGCATCAAGTGAATCGCACACATCTCGACTAACCTGTCCATGATCCGGGTGCCGACGGCCTGACCCAGCGCCGCCGGCGTCAGGTTGCTCGTCACGATCACAGGCCGCTCCATCCGGTATCGCTGGTCGATGATCGTGTAAAGTGTCGCCTCAGTCCACTCGGTGGGTTTCTCAGAGCCGAGGTCATCGAGGACGAGTAAGTCGCACCGCACCAGCTCCGAGATGAGCGCCTCCTCTGTGGTGTCGGCCTGTCGATTGTATGTCGCTCGCAGGCGCATCAGCAGTTCGGGCACGCTCTGGAATATGACCGTGTGCCCCCGGCTCAGCAGCTCGTTGGCGACCGCTGCGGCCAGGTGCGTTTTTCCGCATCCCGTCGGGCCGCTGAACAGGAGTCCGAGGCCTCGATCTGGAGGCCATTGCTCGACGAACCTCTTGGCCGCCTGGTGTGCTGACTCGGTGCCGGGCCGCTCGACCCAGGCATCAAACGTGCTGCGTCGGAACCGTGGCCCCAGTCTAGACTGTCGGAATAGATCGTCGATCCGCTGCTGCCTTTGCCGAGCTTCGAATCGTCGCTGTTCCTCGTCCATCTGCTCTTTAGCCTGTTTTCGCCTGCCCGCACACTCAGGGCACCAGGCCGACCATATGCGCTTGCCGTTTGGGGACTCGGCCAGCAGCTTGATCTCGACACCGTCGGTCGTCCCACACCCCATGCACTCTCTAGGAGCGTCGGGCGAGCTTGTCCCAGTCGTAGCCGTCATCCTCGGTATACGGTTGATGGCCTCTGTGAGCATTCCCACTGCCATTCACCTCCTGGTAATCATCCTCCCAGCCCTTCGCATTGAGCCATGTAGCCGGGTAGGGGATGTATGCGCCAGCGTCCTTGATCCAGTCCCTAGACTTCCTAGCGCGCTCCAGCCCCTCGATGATTTGCGCGAATAGTGCGTCATCTGGCGCGATCTTGACCCATGCACGCTCGGCCTGGCCCTTGCTCTTCTTACGAGGGTATTGCGCCCAGAACTGGTCGAAGAGCTGCTCCTGCCGTCGGCTTTTGAACGGCGATCGTGGCCCGCTCTTCGGTGAAGGCTTGTCCATTGGTGCGTCATGGGTATCCTCTTGCGCGTCGTCAGGCGCGCATATAGTACTATCCTCTACTCTACTCTCCTCTACTCTACTCTGTGGGTTTTCGGGTGTAGAAACCCCGCCATCGCTAGGTTTTCGGGCGTAGAAACTCGGCTTGGATGGGATTTCTATGCCCCGATTCTTATAGACTGGAGCAACACCATTCACAAAGTTCTGACTCCAGACCACCCAATGACACTCCCACAACTCCCGATCAATGGCGTCTAGCCTAGCCAGCAGGTCGAGTATTTCACGGCATTTATCTCCGTACAGACGGGTTTTCGCCTGTAGAAACTCCCAGTCTGCCGAGTTTTCTAGGTGTAGAAAGTGGCCCTCGGTAGTCCCCAGCAACTCCAGGAGCTTAAACCAGAACGCATACCCATCGTTGCCGTATTTCTGTTCTAGGATGAACATGGTCTTGCCGTGATTACACTGGTGCGGGAAGTAGTCTACCGTCCGCTTCTTAGGTCGCGCCATCTTATCCCCTCCAGATACCCTCCACAATCGCCCACACCATAGCCGCCAGCATCGCAGCGGTCAGGACACGGATTAGCACGTCGAAGATTTTCATGGGGATACCTCCGGTCTCTGATCCCATATCTGCCCATCGAGGAGACGGCCTGCGGCTTTTTTGCCGACGCGCACCATCAGGGCCTCACCGGGTTTTCTAAACCCCATCATATGGCCTACCTGTGCATATACGCTGGTTCCATCCATACCCAAGCAAAGTTCTCGCTTTCTTCCGTTGTCAGAACTCCAAGGTCGACAAGCCCACTCGCCC